TCTGGAACCGCATGCGGGTTTAGCTCAGTTGTTAGAGCGCTTCCTTGCCATGGAAGAGGCCAGGAGTTAGAGTCTCCTAACCCGCACCATGAAAAATAGCTCAGTCAATCTGGGCTATTTTTCTGCATTGACACCTTAAACGCATCTCGCTTATACTTAAACCATGAAAACTTGGCAAGATGTCGCCTCTCTTTATCAGATTTATCCGCGTAGTTTTCAAGACCTTAATGGCGACGGGGTTGGTGATTTAAATGGCATCACTTTCCGGCTGGATTATCTGAGCGATTTAGGCGTTGATGCTATCTGGATTTCGCCGTTTTTCACCTCACCGATGACTGATTTTGGCTATGACGTGGCGGATTATCAAAATGTTGATCCAATTTTTGGCGGTTTAGATGATTTTCGTATGTTACTGGACGAAGCGCATGCACGACGCATCAAGGTGATGATTGACCTGGTGCCATGCCATACGTCCGACCAACATACGTGGTTTGTTGAGTCGCGTTCTAGTCGAGACAATCCCAAGCGCAATTGGTATGTGTGGCGCGATAAGCACAATGGCAAGGAGCCGAACAATTGGCGCAGCTTGTCCGGGGGGCGAGCGTGGACGTATGATGAGAATACTAGACAATATTATTTGCATTCGTTTTTACCAACCCAGCCTGATCTCAATTGGGATAATCCTGAAGTGCGCCAAGCTATGCAAAGTGTGGTGCGATTTTGGTTTGATATGGGCGTAGACGGCATGCGAGTTGATGCCATCTGGGGTATTTCTAAAGATCCAGAGCTAGGTGACGATTCAGCAAATTCCAATTTTTATGGCGATCCCGACAGTTACGGCGCATTCGTACATGACCATTGTAAGCACGGACCACATTTTCAAGAATATCTGCATGAGCTAGCTAGCATCTGCGATGAATATGATGACCGGCAGATGGTGTTTGAATTTTATCCAGACGAACAACTAGGTGATATTTGGACGCAGTATCGTGAAGTTATTCAGGCACATCCAAAAAGTTCAGCATTTTTCATGGAACATCGGCAAAATGATTGGCATGGCGAGCGTACGGGCTGGAATATTGTCAATTATTTGCAAGCCTGCGATGATAACTTGCCGTTTTTCTGTGTTGGCAATCACGATCAGCCGCGCGTTAGGTCACGCTTAGGATTTGAACGGGCGCGAGCGTTGCAGTTTCTCAATCTGCTTTGCCCTGGAGTGAGTGTTATTTACTATGGTGACGAGATTGGTATGGAAAATGGTCAGCTGACTGATGCGGATATTCGTGATAATTTTAGCCCAAATCATACCCCAGTTGATAGTCGCGATTTGGAACGTACGCCAATGCAATGGGACAATACTCAGTTCGCTGGGTTCTCAGACGTAAAGCCATGGCTGCCAGTGAATAAAAACCGCACATTTATTAACGTCACTGAAGAGAAAAAGAATAGCTATTCTATACTTAACTTACACCGTAATTTACTACAGCTACGCAAAGATATGCCCATTTTTAGAGACGGATCTCTGGAAATTGTTCATAGAACCGGTAATGGATATATCCTTGGTATAAAACGCGAGCTGGACAATGAGCGGGCTTATATCTTTATCAATTTCGCTGATGCACCGCAGAGTTTTTTCATTCCAGAAGACGCCGAAATCATCACCTCAACCCATTCTCTAGATTTGATTTTCAAAGAAAAAAACAACTTAACCATTCCTGGATATTGCGGAATTTTACTTATTAAATAAATAAATCTCTATGACATCCGCTAGAATAGCTCTCCCGTTTCTGTATTTATCTCTTCAAGAGGATAAACCCCTGCTGCTTCCATGGCTATACCGGCAAGATTTTCTCTAAGCTCCTGTGTCGCTAAAGCCTCAGACAAATCTTCTAAATCTGGATAATAGTTTTCTTCAGCATCACCGTAGCCTCTGCAGCCTTGATCATAATCAACGCACGACATAGTTAGCATCTCTCCCTCTTTTTATCTGTCTATGATCTATTATACAACGCCGCTAAATATAGCGGTAGGGTTAATACAACAACACTATCAATCTAACAACTATAGGGCTTTTACATTTAAAAAAATCCCGACACGTCGCCGAGAAAATAAAATATAATTAAGGATTATTCCAATCGTAGGAATTTGGTGAGGTGCGCCTCCCCATAACTACGACTGTCCACCACAACAATTCCGTTTTGGTGGTACAATTTCTGGCTGCTATACCTTTTAGCTGGTAGAGAGCCATAAAAGTTATTGGTGTAAAAATACTTGGAAGGGCAATTGCTCTTCTCAACTGCCCTTAGTATAGCAAAGTTGGTTGAATATGTCAATAACCTTGAGCGTTTTTCATGGATTTATAAAACTGGCTCTCTGCCAAATCATCTTTAATTTGCAGATATATTTGGACCGTCGAGATATCACTATGTCCTAGTAGCTTCTGTATTGTCATAAGGTCGCAGCCAGCAATTAGCAATCGAACGGCGAAACTGTGACGTAATTGATGAGGTGTCATATGGATTCCAGCATGTTTCTTAAAAGCGCGCTGTAGCTGAACCCTAGCAGTTTTATCATTTACTTTGAATAGAGGACCAGCAAAGCGGTTATAATCTGTAGCAAATTCATCTATCTTCTCCTTTAAGCGCTCAGTGAGAAACACTGTACGATCTTTAGATCCTTTCCCTTTAACATATAGGTTTAACCCATCAATATCCTTGTAGCTTACTCTAGCTATTTCTGAAATGCGCAGTCCAGTGTCGTAAGCGAAGTCGACAAGCATGTTTATATGCTGATCCCTGCTATTCTCAGCCGTTTTTCGGAGGACTGATTGGATAACTTGATGCTGTATGTATCTTGGGCGCGGCTTGGCGTTTTTGTGTGATTTAATGAGATCGGGATTAATACAACTCACGTTCATGCGCTCGTAGCACCATTTAAAAAACGCTTTAATGACCCGCTTGACGGTGTTAGTGGTTGAGCCAGCATGAGTCTTTCGGTATTCATAGAAATAAAAATCGAGCCATCTGACGGACAGCTCGGTTATGTTAGTTTTATGTAATTCATTGCAGAAGTTGACGAAGTGTTTGAGGCGAACCACCCTGGTTGCAACTGTCGCTGGCGACATATCCTCTACGACTGCTGAATAATGAATAAACTGAAATGCTAGCTCGCGTATATTTTCGGTATAGTAGTCTGTCTGAAATGCAGACTCTGTGTGATGTAACTCGTCAATTACAGCTGTTTTTGAGGTGGTGGTTAATATGGATGGTGTCATTCTTCTCTCCTTAAATGACATTATGTTGACATATCACCTTATACGCCCCAAATATTCATTCTACAGATTTTTTAAGTCAATGTAATGCTTTTCATGGCATTTATGGCAGCCTTTAACTATGAAATATGGCGCTGTTGGACCGCTATATTCACGTATTTGACCCTTCATAACGGTAGCGAAATAATCAATCTTGATAATCTGCTTATACACCTTCCATTTATGATCACAGCCATTCTCTCTTTTCTGAAACATCTTTTGCTGATGACGCTCTGCTCTCACCTCATCAATACGTTTCATGAGTTTACGTTTAGCTGCTTTAGTGTCAAATGTCATACGCCTACCTTTTTACAGAGGAATGAGAATAGGCGCGCTGGCTGTTGACCGCGTTGAGCCTCCTCTACTAGTTGCCAAACTCTATATTCCGGCAATTTCAATGCCACCTTACAATAGAACGAAAAGTAGTCGTGATTATTGAATTTATCGCAAAGCTGATACGCAATAGATTCAGCTCGACGTGTCTTTTGCCATTTGTCCATTGGCTGTTTTTCGCCCGACGTAACTAAACAATTGTAATTGGTATTGAGATTGGGATTTCTTTCAGGAAATCTTTTAAATTGAGATTGGGATTGCAATTGATGCGTCTTCACCTCTGTTAACCCTCCAAATTTAAGCCCAAATCTAACTAGCACCATCACTAGATTAGGGTGTTGTGTTTATATGAGAAAATCCAAACAATGCCCGTTAGTGCTTAGGGCTTGACAAGAATTTTCTATTTTTTTTGGGAATATAAAAAATCCCCCTCCAGACTAACGCGCTGGCGAGGGACTGATAGGACCCTCTTGCGAGGGCATGCCTGATGTGTGATCAATACTATTATTGCAAATATTTAAATAAAAGTCAAGACATTAAAAACCCGCCCTCGTTTTTCAGAGGGCGGAAAGAGAGCATGGATGTTCAAACCATGCGCTTGAAGTTTATCACTATTTTTTAGATTCCGCAACGGCAACATCTGCCACCACTAGTCGTCGTATATATTCGCTAACCGTCATATTCAATTCGGCAGCTCGCTTGGTGATGATCTCGTGATCGCCCTCTGAAACTTTTACGTGTATGTGTTTAGTTTTCATGTTGTGCCTTTCCGCCCGATATAACGCCTCGGGCAGGGCTGTTTAATGTTTAATAAATAGCATTGACGGTAAAGTATTTCAAGCCGTCGTAGCGAATTTCAGCTTCATCGTTACCACTCGATTCAATCTGCTCTACCGCGTTTCTGAGTGCCTCTCCAGTATTAAACACCTCTACCAGCTCGTCATCGTCATCGTAAAAGAATATAGTGCCGTTATCTACTACCGCTTCATAATCCTCATATCTGTCTAGCTCCTTCACCGTCTCAATGATATTCTCTAGCATAGCCTCTTCATCCAATTCGATGCTAATGTTCTCGATTGTAGCGTTCTCCACTGTACTTCTGCTGAATCGTTTACGCATCTCTCTCCTCATAACCGTCTCAAGTTCTTCTATATCACCCTTCAAGCTCTTATCTGCCTCGAAAGTGAATTCTTGTGTTGGCTGGTCACCCGTGTAGTACCACCCTGTAAATGTTGCCATTTTAATTATCCTTTCTTGGCGGCGATGGTTGAGGAGCTGTTTTTATTTTAGTGTTTGTGTTTTTCTAGGTTTTATTTTCTAGTTTTGATTTTTCGTTTATTTACAATCTCCAATTTTACAGTGATTTTAATTCTGAAAAACTGAAAGGTTGATTTGAACATTTTTACTCTCTTTCTTGCCGCCGAATTGTTAATTGTTGCTTGGTTGCCCCTCAACCATGTCTTAAGTATAGCAAACGTGTTGCCGTATGTCAACACGTTTTGTCAAAAAAGTCAGATATTTTTTATTAAACCTGTGGAAAACTCACTTCCCGTAAAAAATATAGCGATATTCTTTATAGATTCTAATGATAATACGTTTTAACATAGTTTAATTTTACCAAATGAAAAAGCTACCGGGATTGGAAACACAGTAGCTTAATCGAGTATAGAGTTTCAACTGTTCGGGATTTCCGAACAGTTCAGCTTTTTGGCTCTGGCGGTGTCTTGCCCCGTGGCTCGGTCAACAATTTGCCAGTTTTCGGGTCATGCCAGCGACTTAAACCTGGCACACTGTGTGCGTCAACTAGGCATTGCAGGCAATCATTGTATGTCGAACCTGACATCATCTGCGGCGTAGACTTACCAACGTGCAATGTCACGCAGCCGCAAGCCTTGCATTCGCGAAAGTACAAGCTGGATTTGGTGATGGTTATTTTCTGGAGGCTCATGGGTTAACCCTTTGTCCTGGATAAATCAATCCACGATTGGCAATCCCATTTCGCTCAGCCAGTCGCTGTGTATAACCAGAATTACCGAACAATCCACTCGTGCCATGCCAGCCATTCCTCAACGCAATGTCGCCGAGCGTATCGCCACGACGCACAATGTAGCCACTCGTGCTGTTAGCCGCATAATTCTGGCGTGGTGCAACTACTCGCGGTGCTTGCGTTGCTACGCGAGCATTCACCGCCGCTTGTACTTCGGCTGGATTGTAACCAGCGGCTTGCAACCGTGCTACACGGTCATTGCCGCTACCGTACACACCCTTTAATACATCAGATACTACTTGGTCGTTCACTGCTTTTGAGCTGGCTGCTGGAGCTGCTGGAGCGCTAGCAGTGCTACCATTTGCCCAGATGTTAGGTCGGTAGTAGCCGATAATTGAGTTGCGGTAGCCGCCTAAATCCATCAGATTAAACGCGTTGCCGACATAGATATTGCCTGAGCCTTGGTTTTGACCAAAGAACTTGCCCTGATAGTACATCGCGACGTGTCCGTACGTGCCGCCACCGAAAATCGCCCAGTCTCCGTCTTTCATGCCAGCCTGTCCAGAGTGCCAGGTAAAGCCTAATGCTTGGATTTCACCCACCTGGTTCGCATACCCGCTTGCTCCACCAGTGCGGGTAGCCACAACACGTCCTGAAAGACTGAACATAAACTGCTTAAAGCCTGCTACACATTGCAAGCCGTAGCCCTCATTAAAGCCGCGGCCATTCATGGCATTTACGAATGCTGTAGGACTAGACAGGTCGGTCTTGTAATAAACACCTGAGCCCATCTGCGCTAACTCTTTGTCGGTCGGTTCACAGCCAGAGCCTTTGTCTTGTGGCGCGTCAAAGCCAAGCATACTTGCTACAGCTCTGTCACCTTGCTCCTTAACTTTACACAGAGCCTGCTTCTGAGCTTCAGAATACTGCGCTTTATTGCCGTCAAGGGTAATGCTGCCGTCGGGGGCTTTCTTGCCAAATACAGCGAACAGTACAATAACAGCAAAAACGAACGCTAGACAGACTACAATTAGATGGTCAGCCAAAAATGCTGCTACATTTTTACAAAAAGATTTCACTTCTGGACCTCGCTTTCGTCAATTCTCTTTTGAACAGTCGTGCCTCCAAGTATCATGCTAACAATGGCGGCGACAACAACCAGTGTTGAGGCTATTTGCTCGCCAAATTGTTCAAATCCCCATATCTTGCCTAAAGACGTTGCACCATATGCAAGTGCCGTACAGGTAGCAGCAAGTATTGACAGCTGATATTTGATTTTCTTTTTAGATTTCATATTTGACCTCCTCGTCATCTATTTTCTCTTGACCGAACAGTTTCGTTTGTTATATTCAAATCGGTTTTCAACCGCTCGATCTGCGATGATTGTGTTACATATAGCGCCCAGATAACGATAAGCATCAATGCGCTGCTAAATGCAGCTGCAACATGCTTATCCATAAACCGCTTCACTTGCCCAGTAAAAGTGGCTTCATTAATACCTAGGTTCTTTTCGATTGCATTGAGCTGCCCAGATTGTCGCTCAACGAGATCAGCCAACTTTTGATATTCTTTTCGGCTAACATAGTCTTGATTGCGCAAGATATCTTTAATCTCAATGACATCGTCTTTGATATACTCAACATTCGCCTGCAAGGCTCCAAATTCTTTTGCTGATACGTCTGTGTTGCTCATAAAATAAAACTGCGGTTATTCAAAGTGTTAGTTGAGATTACCGCAGTTTACCGTAAGCGTGACGTGATATGTTTATATTATAATATCATTTACCGTAAACATCAAGAGCCTTAACATGAACCGTCGCATAATATTGATTTGACGTCATT